CGCTGCGCTGCGCAATCTTCATCATCGGCGCACTTCCAAAGGTAATCTATGGCTTCCAAAGCCACTTCGTTCTTATTTGTCATTGTCGGTTCCTTTTCGTTTATCATAATTAACCTCTTTCGTGGGAAAACGGCGATAAATGCTTACAATACTGGTCATTATACGCGCCCCTCATATCTCTATTTCTTCCTCAATTGGTTCCAATTCATATTTCCGCCATAACCGTTCTGTTTTGCGGGTATGCGGGTTATATTCTGCCCTGTTATCGTAACCATGATGACGCAGAATTGTTGAGATACGGCGCTGCGCGCGTCCATCCCGTTCCTTTTTAGCCAATCCCATTTCGGACATGATATCATTTATCCGGAAGGAAGCGCGCAACCCTATGGCTTCCAAAACATCATCTGTCCAAACATCATGATAAATACGTTTTGCTTGTTCGGCTTCAGCCATGCGCATTTCTTGCGGAGTCGGCCCGATATAAAGGCCTTGTTTATACCAATGAACGGCTTCAGCCCATAGCTGGACGCGGTCACGCTTGATGCTGTCCAAATCAATCTTCTTAACCGTACAAGGCCAATAACGCCTGTTTCCTGTGGCGTCCTTCAGATATTCATAGCTGTTTGTGGTTGCGGCCAGAACAAACTGGCGAGGGAACCGGCGGACGGTGCGCGCATATGGCAGGCGGCAATCGTCATGCTTCATCGTTATCCAGCGCTTGATTTCATCATCATCTTTCTTGCTGAATCCTTCCAGTTCCGCCAGTTCACAAATAATGGATCCCTGCACCTTCATAATGGTGTCTTTGTCGCCAATGTCCCGGATGCTGACGCTGTCTGTGAAATAAGACACTGGCGCGTCATCACCAAAAGTTGCCAACGCTTCCAACGCTGTTGATTTACCTTTGCCCTGCTTTCCTTCCAAAACAAGAATGTGGTCAAATTTGCAGCCAGGTTCATAGATACGCCTCACAGCAGCAGTCAGCCATTTCTTCCCGATAAATGCCAGATAATCACTGGCTTCATCTTCACAGCCCAAATAATAGGTAAGCCATTTATTCAAGCGTTCCTGTCCGTCCCACTCCAGGGAATCAAAATAATCGCGCGCGGGATGAACCTGATTTTCCATTGCAACGGCTTCAATCGCCTTCACGACATTGGCCGTGTTTGGTGCGATTCCAAACATTTCCAGTTCAGAAGCCGTTCTGGTAACGATAACATCATCAATTTCTTGAACTTCAAAATCACCATGCCTTACCCACGCAGGGCAGCGATTTATAAGAATCGAATGCGAAAACGCATCATAAATAAACATGCCGCGAAATGACGGATTGAATTGCAGCATCAAAATCATGTTGCGCAGGGATGAGCCCTTGACCTTGCCGTTTTTGTCCATCAACAGCAGGTCACGCCAGTTTTCTTCCGCTTGCAGGTCGCGGATGCCCTGCAATTCCTGTTCATATAAATGTTCTGGAACGTAATTGCCGTAATCTTCAAGGGAAGGGTGGGGAATGTCTGCGTCCTGATCGGAATGATGAAAGGAAGCGCTTTGCGGATTGTCGGAAACGGAAGGGCTTGCAACTTTCTCGCCGACATTCCCCATTCGTATTTTAACCGCTTCCAGACCTTCACTGCAATGTAAATCATTAAAATCAGTACGTTTCTGTTCATCATTTTGCGGAAAATCTGGCCAGATTATAAAGCCGCCAACCGTGCCGGCTGCAATCTTTCCTTTTTCGATGCCGACATTAAACGGCTGTCCCTTGATTTGCGTAAATTGGTCATTGTCCGCCGCAATGATGATACGCGCATCTGGATATTTTTTACGGATAGCTTCCGCAACGGGTTTTAGATTTCCAGCATCAAAGGCAACAATGACAGGATAGCCAGTGGCTTCCCTGACGCTGGCACCTGTTGCAAATCCTTCGCAAATAACCAATGTGCTTTTATCATCCTTGCTTGTTGCCAACGCCGTATAGCAGCCAGCCTTTTTCCCGCCTGTAATAAAGCGCTTGGTTCCGTCTGGCGCTATACGCTGCAGATTAACAATCTGTTGGCCGTCATAAATCGGGATATAGACGTTGTCACCAAATATGCGCGCCGTATAAAGTTTGACCTGTTTCCGCTCCAGATAAGGTGTGCTGCCCTGTTTGGCACAGGTGTTCCAGCGCCTGACGGCAATTTTTGCCGCCTTCTCATTTTGCTCCTTTATTTCAGCATCCCGCTTGCGGCGTTCCGCATCATATTTTTTCTTCAATTCAGCCTTTTCTTCAGGTGTCAGGCGCTTATTGGATTTGCTGTGCCATTTATGTGTTTCGCCTTGCTTGAAATTAAGGAACCATCCAACGGCAAATTCGTTTTCTATTTTAAGCTGGAAGACGCCGTTCTTTTTGCCGTTGCGGTCACCTTCAACCGCGTAACGGTGCTTGCGGTCATCCGCCACAATGTCTGCGGTACGTTGTGGCGCACATCCTGCTGCGCGCATGGCGTCTATAAATTCAGCAATAAAGTCCATTTAGTCCCCGACAACCTGCGTTTTATACGCTATCTTATGATGATTTTCGCAATTTTTGTCCAAAATCTCATTTCCTTGACCCCACTTTTCAATTATTAAAATCCCATGTCCCAAAATTTCAGGTATCTGCGGAACAACCGCATTTCCTAGTCCTGCAAGTCTGTCCACCCCTTTGGAAAGCCCATTATTAATTCTGCGAATGAGGGGTTTAGGTATATCGGGTCTTTTGAAGTAATCCTTAATCCCTCTGACATTTTCGCACCACGAAAATGCTTGCTTCCACGAAAGCGATTCTGGCTGGATCCCTTGCCCTCGGTCGCACCTATTGTTGGCAAAAGCCCTCTGTGATACAGACGTGTCTGTATGTGTTCTTGGCAACCATTTTCTTCCCTCACCTGATTCCTGACAGTTCCAGAACCTTGCGCTGTTACTGTTGGCAATAAACCAGATTCTGTCACGTCTATGCGGCGCCCCAACGGCACAAGCTGGAATAACAAGCGGTTGGCAGTCGTATCCGATTCCTTCAAGGTCTTCACAGATTTTGTTGACAAGCATCTTTTCCTGTCGTGTGTATATTCCACTGAAAAAGTCGTAGTTCGGACATCTGGAAGCGGCTCTGCTTTCCACCGCAACGTTACCAAATCCGACCCCCATGCTTCGCAAGCCATTAACATTTTCGCCAATAACCCAGCGGGCGTTTGTTTCCTCAATAATTCGCAGCATTTCTGGCCAGAGGTAACGGTCGTCTTCCGTTCCAAGTCTTTTTCCTGTGCAGCTGAAGGGTTGGCATGGGAATCCGCCTGTAACAATGTCAATTGTTCCCCTGTAAATTGATTGTCCGTCATAAAACAGCTCCCCATTTCTATATGATAAAAGCCTTATATCCTTAGCCAGCGGGACATTTGGCCAATGCTTATTCAAAACCTTGCCTGCAAATTCGTTAATGTCGCAAAAAGCAGCCGTTTCAAAACCGCCAGTGCGTTCCAGGCCAAGCGAAAAACCGCCAATTCCAGAAAACAGGTCTAAGATTTTAAGTTTTTGCATTCGTTTCCTTCCGTTCCGCTTAATCATGCTGCTCCAACTATTTGACCAAGTCAATAGACAAAATAAAAAAAGTTCCATTGACTGTGCAAAAATATTAAATTCCTAACCTTTCACACTAATTCACGCATATGATTTCATGTGAAATAATCAATTTAAATTCAATGAGGATAACCAGCGCCGCAACGCGGACAATTGGTTATGCCGTTGTGGATAAAGCTGCATTTCTGGCAAGAAACATTCTGTTCCGTTCTGGCATAGATGCAGACATACCTATATACCATGCTTTTAAGCATCTGGCCTGGCTTTACGCCGCTGGCTTTACACAGATTAATAAAGTTGCTGTGCAGGCTTAATGGAAGCTTGAAGCCAATATATTTTACGGACTTCTCTTTGCCGTTTTTAAGAAATTCCAAATCATCTGTATTGTATGACCTAAACCCGCCGTGCGCCTTAACATAATTTGAAATTAGCGTTTCAATCATGTCAGTGCGGGATGCTTTTCCCTCAATCATCTTGTCCAGTTCAAGGACCAGATTTTCATCCAAATTCATGGAATAAAGTTTTCTCATTTTTCCGCTCCTTTCAAAAAAGTTTTACTTTATATTTTCAGCAAAGTTTTACTTTTTCAATCGAAAAAATCAAAAACAGGCCAAAAACCCCTGTTTCTCACACGTCTTTGTAAGACTGGTGTAAGAAAAAAATGGCAGTTTCATGCGGGTTCTAACACTATTACTATATTACACCTATATATAAACATTATTATATACTATATATATGGGGAGGGGGTAAAAGGCGCATATGCGTATATATACGCGCTTAGGGTTTTTAGGTTTTTGTGGTGTAAGAGTATTTTTACAAAAAAATGTGCTTTTTATTCTTTTATATCAACGTCTTACACTCTTACATGACATGGTGTGAGAGAGCTGTTAGAATGATTTAAGTTGTTTTTGGCGCTACAGGGGATAAAATAAGGTCATGGCAAAAAAGAAAATGGGAAGGCCGTCTTCCTACACTCAGGAAAAAGGAACTAAAATTGCAGCGCTTATTGCAATGGGATGGAGTGCTAAAAAAATATGCGCAGAAGACGATATGCCTTCTTTGCAGACGTTCTTCAACTGGTTGAGAATAGAGCCAGATTTTCTCGACCTATACACGCGCGCCAAAGAAGAGCAGGCTGACGCGCTGATTGAGGAAATGCTGGATATTGCCGATGATGCAAACGGGGACAGCAAAGTTAAAAGCCAGCGTGACCGCCTGCGCATCGAAACGCGCAAATGGCTGGCTTCAAAGCTTAAACCAAAACGTTATGGTGACCGCATGATCCATGCCGGCGACGAATCCGCGCCGATTGCGACAAAAATGGATGATAGGGACAGAAACGTTTTGGCGCATTTCTATAACAATTATGCGGAACGGATTAACCAAACTGAAAATGAAGGAACTTGAAAACCTATGTGGATATTTTTTGGTTGGAATCGGGATGGGCGCCTTAGCCTATGGCCTTGACATTCCGGCGGCGCAGGCAGTGTTTGCCGTCTTCGCCGTAACCATTGGCCTGCACTGGATTAAATCGCCTGCTTGATTTGAACGCCTAAAAAGGGGATTATAACGGTTAATATTAACAACCCTTGCAAGAAAGGCGCAAAACCAATGGCTAAATCATTTGAAGAACTGGAAGCAATGGAAGTTGGCCAGCTTAAAGGCATTTTGAAAAGCCTTGATGTTGCCGTTCCTGTTTTAGACTACAGAAAATCCGAAAACAAAACCAAGCTTGTCCAGCTTGCTTATGACGTTCAGCAGGCGGATCCCGTTGAACCCGTTGGCGAAGAAAAGGCTGATACGTCTGAAGCCGATGCGCAGCGTGCGGAAGATAGCGAAATTGATATTGATGCCATGCTTGACCAAGTCGCTGATTTCTTTGGCGGCACAATTGAAGCTGTTGGTGAAACGGAGGATGAGGTTACCATTTTTGCCGTTGTGTCTGAAGACGGTAACGAAATCGAGCGCGGCACATTCCTTAAGCTGAAGGAAAAGGTTGAAGCCGTCCGCCGCCAGGAGGCGGAAAACGCAGCCGCAATGCCTGACCTGCCGCGAACACCTGAAGAACAGGCAGCGCCTAGCGAAGAATCGTTGTCTGAAATTGACCAACGCTTATTGCCTCTGAAGCGGATTGGCCTTAAAGTTGAAGTCGGACAGGACGTTGTCAAGCTGCGATTCGGTTCAAAAGCCGTCACAACAACCGTCCACCAGCCGGTTCATCGTATCGTTAAAACGGCTGAAACGCTGGTAAAAGTTCGGTAGCTTTCTTCTTTCCTAGGTTGGTGTGTAAAATGGCCCTGCCAGCGTAAAAAACTGGCAGGGCTTTTCTGTGTGTGGGGATTGTCATACAATAAACGATAAAGATTAATAATTATTAAAGGCGCGCATGTCTGATCCAAGAGAAATTGAAGCTGTTTATGAAGCCTGCCGGCGGTCATTCGATGCTTTTGCCATGAAAGCATTCGGGTCTGTCGAAGGTGATGCGGCAACCTATGAATGGAACTGGCATATTGGTTGTATCGCGGAACATTTGGAAGCCGTTGCAAAAGGTGAAATCAAACGCCTAATCATTAACGTTCCGCCAAGAACGCTTAAATCTTATCTGATCATGCAGGCCTTCCCTGCCTGGCGCATGGGTGTGGCGCCGCACGAAAAGTTCATTGGAACCAGCTATTCGCACAGCCTTGTTGAAGACCAGATTGTTAAATGCCGCCGAATCATAACTGATGATTGGTACAAGGAAGCCTTCCCCGAAACGCGAATTGACCAGAAGCAAAACCAGAAGCACCATTTCGCCACAACAGGCCGTGGAATGTATTATGGCGGCGGTATTCTTGGAACCATCACAGGTAAAGGTGCAGATTATGTGTTGGTTGATGACCCTGTTAAGCCTGATGAAGCGTTGTCAGACCAGATCAGGGGCAGAACCAATGAAGCAATCAGAAATACACTGTTCAGCCGCTTCAATGACCCGCGTGTTGGCCGTTTTGTAATGATTATGCAGCGTCTGCATGAGGATGACCCGACAGGCCATTTATTGCAGGACGGCGGCTATACGTTGCTGAAGCTGCCTGCTGAAGCCGTGAGCAGCCCTGTCATCATAACACTGCGTGATAAATTCTGGACGATGAAGAAAGGGCAGCTTCTTTTCCCTGACCGCCTGACGCCTGAAGTGCTGGAAGAAAAGCGCCGCGACATGCTGGATTACAACTATGTTGGCCAGTATTTGCAGGAACCAGTACCGCTTGGCGGCGGCGAATTTGTTGATACCTGGGTTAATTACTATGACGAAAGCGGAATCAAGGCGCGCGAAATGAACGTTTACATTTTGTGTGACGCCGCTGGCGGTGAAGAGTTGCAGAAGAAGAAAAAGAAAAAATCAGATTACACCAGCTTCATTGTGGTTGGCCTGCATAACGATAATAATTATTACCTGCTGGACATTGTCCGTGACCGTCTCAATCCAACAGAACGTGTGGATAAACTGTTTGAACTGCACAGGACATGGAACGGCCTGACAGGGAAGCCGCCTAAAGTCGGTTATGAGAAATACGGCCTTATGTCTGATACCCATTACATTAGGGAAAAGCAGAAGCAGACTGGTTACAGATTCGCAATGGTTGAACTTGGCGGAAAGATGCAGAAGGAAGAACGTATTCGCCGCATGATTCCTGACTTGCAAAACGGGCGTTGGTGGTTTCCGCCGTCCAAGCTTTATACCGATTATGATGGCAGGACAATTGACCTGGTTCAGGAAATAATCAAGTCCGAAATGGGAACCTTTCCACGCGCGCGTTATGATGATATGCTTGACGCATTGACGCGCATATATGATGCTGAAATGCAAGCGGTATTTCCTAAGATAAAAACACCAGCCGCGCGCAGGCACCAACTAAGTCAGCAAGGCTATAACCATTTCACGGATTTTTAATAATGGCACAAAGATTGATTGAAGGGGAAAAAAGAATAACAGACCTTCCGTGTCCGCCAACAGGACAATGCCAGATGATTGAACAGATGCAGTTCGGTCTTCATTCAATCGAAATCCAGAAAATGGGAATAACTGCTTCCAAGGTTTATGTGCGTGACTATACGCATTGGCAACATGCTTTTGATGCGGCAATGGACAAGGCAGGTTTATGATGAAGTCACGGGATGAAATAGCCAAGCAGTTCAAGCGTCATCTGGATATCTCCAAATCAAAGCTTGGAAAGCAGTACCGAAACACCAAAAAATGTCAGGCCTTTTATGCTGGTGACTTCATGAAATATGAAGACGCCATAACTGTTTCTGACACTGCCGGCCGCGCCAAAAAGGTCATGGTTAAATTCAACAAGGTCAAGCCCTATGTCAATGCCGTCAAGGGCTTCATGGCGCAGAACAGGCGCGTTCAGAAATATGAAGCGCGGATTCAGAACAGCCGCATTCAGGAACTGTTTAGTTCATACGCCAACAGCATTGCCAAATATGTCCGCGACAACGCCGATGCTGACCAGGTTGAAACGCAGCAAGACGGTGACTTACTGATTAATGGCTACGGCGCCATTGAAACTGCGCTGTCATATGGCGAAGGTTACGCCACAACGGAAGAAGACGGCCAGTTTATCTGTGGCAGGCTTGACCCGCTTAGTGTCGGATGGGATCCGTATGCGAAGGCAACAAACCTTCTGGGTGCCAGGTGGGTTTATTCCTGCAAGGAATATCACATTGATGATGCCAAGTTGCTGTTTGATGACAACAATGAAGAACATTTTGAAGAAGCCGAAACGGATGACGCAACGGCCCATGAATATTTCCCGAATGGCGGAAGCTATGACAAAATAGCGCCTTACGATTATGCCAACAAAGAAGACAACATGGTAAAGGTTTACTTTTACCAGTGGTACGATATTGAACCATACTTTAAGGTAGCCAATCCCCTTTACCAACTCCAAGACCCGCAAGCCGTCCAGTTCGCAGATATCTTTTTGCAAGGTCTGGCGCAGGAAGCAGATGGTGAATTTGACCCGCGCGCGGAACTGTTGACGTTCGGAACAGACCTGAAGGCAAAGCTGGAAGAATATTTTGGTGATTTCCTCGGAGAAGTGTTTGAGTTCAAGCGCAAGGTTTTCTATACCGCCGTTATCAGCGGCGAACACGTTTTCACGGCCTATAAATCAATATCACAGCAAGGCTTCACGATTCAGTTCAAGACAGGTGATTATGATGCCGTGAATAATATCTGGACAGGCCTGGTCAATTCCATGATGGAACCAGGCCTGTATTACAACAAGGCGCTTACTGAATTGATGTTTACGATTGCAGCCAATTCCAAGGGTGGCGTTTATGTGGAAGAAGACGCGGTTGACGATATCGCTGAATTTGAACACAACTATGGCAAGACGGACGGCGTTGTTAAGGTCAATCCTGGCGCGCTGGCTGCTGGCAAAATTCAGGACAAGAAAAGTCCGCATGTTCCAACTGGCCTTGACCAAATCGTTAATATCGCAGACCAAGCCCTTCCTGATGTAAACGGCATTGACCCTTCATTTCTCGGAACGCGCGAATTTGCCAATGACACTTATGCCTACCAGCGCGCGCGTATCAAGCGTGTCATGTCAGTTCTGGCCTGCTATTTTGATGCTGCCAAGCTTTACAGCAAGCGCAATGCCAGAATCATGCTGGATTTGATGAAGGTGTTTGTCCAGAACAATGAGAACATGACGATTCGCGTTGTTGGTGAACAAGGGCAGGCTATGTTTTTACGCCTGTCCGAAAAGCAGCTTTCCGCTGAATATGACGTCCAGACCGAAGAAGCGCCGCTGTCTGCTGAAGACAAACAGGAACAGGCAGGCGTTCTGTCTGGTATCGGCGACAAGCTTATTATGGCCGATCCTGTTGCGGCAAAAACCATGTATGGCATGGCAGTTGAATTGATGCCGCTGGACTTCAGCATGAAGGAACGCGCGCTTCAGGTTCTTAAACCGAAAGAAGGCGAAATTGACCCTGCTTATGTCCAGCAGCTTGAAGCGCAGGTTAAGGCGCTGATGGATGCAGGCAGACAGGCGCAGTTGCAGAAAACCATTGCTGATGCTGAATTGACACTGGCGCGCGCGGAAGAAGCCAAGCGTAAAACAAGCAAGGTTGATGCTGATATTGCTAAAACACAGGCTGAAACTGTTGAAACTTTGGAAGACAGTGAACAAAGAAGCCTTGAAAATGAAGCAATTAAACGGTCTAATGTTACAGACGTGCGAATTGTCTTGTAAAAACAAACAGAAAGGATCGACAAATGCTTACCAATGAAGAACTGCAACGCAAACTGTCACAGTCACCAGCACCGCGCGTGACCGAAGAACTGATTGAAAGCCGCATTACTGACACGCGGTTTGAACGTTTCTCTGAAACTGTCACTGTCTGCGAAATCAAGCTGGACAATGGGTATTCCGTGCGCGGCGAATCGGCCTGCGTAAATCCTGAAAATTACAATCAGGAAATTGGAGAAAAGATTGCTTATGATAACGCATTCAACAAGCTTTGGCCGCTGTTTGGCTTCTTGCTTGCTGAAGGCAATCATATTGAAAAGCAAGCTGCATAACCCACGCGAAAAGGGGAAGGCCTTGAAACAAAGCCATACGTCGCCCCCCATGCGGGGGCGTGGATTGAAACCCCGCCATTTTTTAACCAAACCCACATGAAAGGCGCAAAATCATGGGACTAGAAGAGCAGATTAAAAAAGAAGAAGAAGAATTGGAAAAGCTGGCCAAAGCTGAAGAAGAAGGCCAAGACCATAAAGACGATGATAAGGCTGACGCGGCTGAAGAAGCCGATGCCGGCGAGTCTGAACAGGGCGAAGAAGAAACCGATTCCGAAAAACAGGATGATGACAAAGCCGCTGAAAAAGACGGCGAAGAAGATCCTGACAAGGAAGATGGTGATGACGAAAAAGAAAAGGACGGCAAGGGCAAAGATGACAAATCAGACAACAGCCTTGCCGCACAGTTGCGGATTGAGCGCAAGCAGCGCAAGCAACTGGAAGAGCGGCTTGAAGCAGTGGAGCGCCAGCCTGAAAAAGAACGGGACGGAAAGCAGCGGTCCACAGAAAAAGAACTGACTGCTGAAGAACGTCTTGACCAGATGGAAGCTGAACGCGAAACAGAACGTCTGCGCAATCAGGCAATCAATGAATTTAACGAAATTGAAGCCGAATTTGCCAAAGAAACGCCTGATTATGAGCCCGCCAGCGCGCATATGATTAAAAACATGATTCAGGGCATGATGTATGCAAACCCTGCAATCAGCCAGCGTCAGGCCATTGCTGTTGCACAAAATCAGGTTTTGCAAATCGCAGCGCGCGCCGCGGCCAAAGGGCTTAATCCTGCCGAAACACTGTATAACATGGCTTTTGAACGTTATGGTTACCAGCCGCAAGCTGGCGGCGGTGATGGCAAAGACAAAGGCGCATCCGCCAAAGCTGAAGCCGAAAGGCTGAAGAAAATCCAGCAGAACAAGAAACGTTCTGCTTCAGCATTAGCAGGTGGTGGACAAAGCGGCACCGCTACTGTAACATTAGAAGAAGCTGGCAAGATGGATCTTGGTTCATTTTCAAACCTTTCTGAAGCTGAAATTGACCAAATGATTGCTGATGCAGGCTAAAACCTACCGTTCCTTGTTCTAAAGGAATGAGCGCCGCCAGGCTTTAAGTGGACGTTTTGCGGGGAAACGGCAATTCCCCGTTCAAATGTCAAAGGTGGTCGCGCACTTAAAAACGCAGTCGCTTACCGGAGCGAATAACAAGATTCCGTGCTGCAATGACGTTTGAAGTTTTCAGTCTTAAACTTTAACCAACATTGGAGCAAAAACCATGTCTTCAACTTCCATGACCACTTCCAACAGCTTGGCAGTCAAGCTGTTTGAGAAGAAAACGTGGATCCAGATGATGCAGAAATCCTGCCTGGGCCACTTGTTTAACCGAGGCTGCATTTACTTCCCTGAAGAACTGCTTGGCAAAGATGCCAAAGGTGATCAGGTAACCTTCGCTTACGTTGGCAAACTTACCAACGTTCCTATTGGCGAAGGCGGCACTTTGGACGGCAATGAAGAAGCGCTTGACCTTGAGAATCACGCTATGGCTATGAACGTTTCACGCCTTGGCGTCCTGTCTCCAAACACAAACACCATTGAGCAACAACGCACAAAGGTAAACTTCAATGCTTCTGCTGTTGAAGCCCTGAAGCGCCGTGCTGTTGAACTTATGGACAGTTCTGTTTGGAACCAACTGGCAGGCTTTAACCCCTCTGGAAGCTTTACGCTGAACGGCACGACTTATACGACTGCCGCGCAGAAACTGCACGTCCAAGGGCATAACACGCCAGTTGCGCCGACAACCAACCGCATCATTCGCGCTGGTTCCCAGGCCAATGACCAATCCTTGACCAGTTCTAACATTATGGCACTGGACTTGATTGATTACGCACTGGAAAAAATCAGCAGCAGTGACCAGCCTATTGAGCGTCTGGACGGCGAAACGTATGACCTTTACCTTGCGCCGGAACAGATTGTTGACCTGCAACAAAACAGTTCTGCCAAAATCAAATGGTATGACATGCAGTTTAACAAACTGGCTGGTAATCAGGGCGATGCAACCATAGAAAAGAGTTACAAAAACGGCATGGTCTGTGCTGGCCGTTACCGTAACGTCTTCATCTATGAAGCGCCGCGCATCCCGAATGGTGTAAATTCATCGGATTCTTCCGTTGTCGCAAACACCAAACGGGCGGTTCTGGTTGGACGTGATGCCCTGTCATTCGCTTCGCCTTTCGGCGGACGTGTGACGGACAGTGACGTTCCGATGAAGATGTTTAGCCAGCTTAAAGACTATGATTACTTCAAGGGGCAAGAAGGCCGCTTGCTGTATGGTCTTAAGAAAATGTCGCCTTCCAATAAGGAAGATATCGGCGTTCTGGTTATCGCAACTTACGCCGCTGCGCATAGCTAATCTGGTCTGATGGGCGGCTAACGCCGCCTGTCTTTCTCTTAACCAAATAGATGGAGACCTTACAATGACTACACCTTCTATCTTGTCGGACAAAGCCACGGCACGGGATGCGAAAGTTGACCGTTCTGGCGCAGTCCGTTCCCAAAAGGCCGTTGCCACTGTCCCTGACACAACGGCTTCTGCAACTGTTATTGGCATGATTCGCTTTGAAGGGGGATTCAGCCTTGACCAGTTGGTTGTAAAATCTGATGACCTGACCGCCAGCACGGCTTTGCTGCTGCATGTTGGGTATGTCTATGACGATGATACAACATACTCCAATGATGCTGACGCCTTCTTTCAAAGCGCTGATATTGCACAGGACGCAGGTTCTCTGGTCTGGCCTGTTGCAGACGGCCGTTCAAACGAAGGATTCGTTGCGGATGCACCTGGCTATATCGCAATCACAACCGCTGCTGCTGCAACGGACGCGGCTGGTGATGTGCATGTCATGGCCGTTTTCCACTATGACGAAGACTAGGAAAAAATGGGGTGAGGCGCATGATTTGTGCCTTACCCTTCCTTCTTAACAAAAGGCGCTTTTATGGATAACAAAGGTTTAATGATTGGCATTCCTACACGCGGCTTATGGCAGTCGCGTTTTGGTGTGTGCTTGGCAATGCTGACCGCAAACCTTGTCAATAACAAGGTTCCTTTCGCCGTCAACAGCGCGGAAACAAGCTGTCTGTCACGTTCCCGCCAAGAATTGATGGAAGGCGCAAAAAAGCTAGGCTTCCGTCATCTGCTGTTTCTTGACGATGATATGACGTTTCCAGCCAGCGTATATCAGGACTTTCTTAAACACGGTAAAGACGTTGTTGCGGCCAATTGTGTCACACGTTCTGCCAAATCGCCGCGATTTACCGCTGCCGCTGATGGATTCCTGCTGAACAGCAAGGAAATGACTGGCTTGACCAAGGCTGACAAGGTTGGTGCTGCCGTCATGCTGCTGGACATGAATGCTTTTCAAGACGATATTGGCGGACTGTTTGAAGTTCCGTGGGATGATGAAAAGAAAGCCTATCATGGCGAAGATTACACATTTTGCCGCAAGCTGAAGCAGCGCGGAACTGATATCTGGATTGACCATGACGTTTCAAAGCATATCGGTCATATCGGTCTTTACACCTTCACTGCTGATTATGCGGATGCATTGATGAAGCAGGCACAGGACAACCCTGAAGAAATGGAAAGGGTTTAAGGAATGGCAACGTTCGGAGACATTTTAACGAAGGTCGTTAAGCGCCTTAAAGACCCGAATAATGTTGAAATATCATCTTCGGACGTTGCCACCGTTATTAATGACGCAATTCAGCACTGGTCTAAAATCCGTTTCTGGTTCAATGAGTTTCAAGACACGGTCACGCTGACGGCCAATGACCCTGTTCTTCCTACGCTATCTGTCACGCCGCTTTATCTGTTCCAGCAGGGCGGCATAACCATTAATTATGCGCAAACCCGCTGGCCGCTTAAGCCTGTTTCCAGTCTTGAATATGATGAAATGAACGTTCAAGGCCAAGGTATCCCATTTGCCTATACGGAACGTAACGGTGGTTATGAACTCTATTATTATCCTGATGCTGCCTATTCAGCAGTTGTGCGCGGTGTTAAAGCATATGAAGAATTTGCCACAGATGGCTCAGAAAACAGCCAAAGCAATGACTTCACAACCAACGCCGCTGACCTGATTATATATGAAGCCTTGGCGCGCCTGTTTGGTGAAATCAAGCAAGATCCAAAGATGGAATCTTACTATGCGAATCGCGCAATGAATGAAAAGTTGTCATTGATGAAGCAAACAAACCGCCGTAAATCAACTGGCCGCATTGCAGTGGAGGGATTTTAAATGCCGACATACACAACAAACTATAATTTAGCAAAACCTAATGTAAACAGCGCCGATGATGAAGATCTTTGGGGTGACCAGCTAAATGACAACCTTGATATCATTGACACACAGATTAAGGCCAACGCTGATTTGGCCGCACCATCAAGCCTGACGAAAGCCGCTGATTACACGCTTGATGCTGGTGACAATAACAAGACAGTTCTGGTTGATGCCACAGCGGGAAATGTCACAATAACGGCTGATGCAACGCTGGCAAACGGCTTCCGCTTTACTCTTATCCGTATTGACAATACTGCAAATACGGTCACTTTTGACCCGACTGGCGGACAAACTGTGAATGGCGGCGCCACAAAAACGCTGGACTCGCAATATTCGCGCCTTTCCGTGGTTTCCAATGCAACAAACTGGTTTATTGAGGACGAAACGTTAGGCCTTGCATCTGCTGCTGAAACGCTGGATGGTGCCTTGGCAACAAAAGCACTGACGCCTGCTGGATTTGCAGGCAACAAAAACCTTGCGCAGGACGGTTATTATAAGTTCCCTGGCGGTCTTATCATCCAATGGGGAACAGGTCAGGAAGGCACAAACACGCTTCCAACAGCTTTCACAAGCGCCAGCACATATGCTGTTGTGGCTGTTAAAAATGTTGCTGGTTCTGATGACTCCAGCAATACGGTTCAAAATATTTCAGGCACACAGTTCACCTACAGAAAAGGGGACGTTGAAACAGAAACATGCAACTATATTGCAATTGGATATTAATGAATGACAACAACGGTTTCGCGCTATATTGACATTAATGTTACACCTGGCGTCTGTCCTGATACGGATATGACGCGCGCCGAAACGCCGCATTTCACTGCCGCTGATAAAATCAGGTTTGTAAAGGGAAGGCCGCAAAAAATAGGCGGGTGGAAAAAAATCCTGATGAATAGCGCCGTCACTTTAGGCTGTGTCCGTGCCGTATTCAGCGCGCAGTTGGATGAAAAGCTTCAAACAATTCTAGGCGGGAGTAAAGCGCTTGGCGCGCTGATTGGTTCAAGCCTGAATAACATTACCCCTCTGGATGCAACCACAATAGCTGTTGCTAACAGTATTGATACGCACTATGCGACATTGGCCAATAATCCATTATCTACAACAGACGGAAGCAATGAAGTTATTGTTTCCGACACTGAAGCCGCGCTTTTTAAGGCTGGTGATTCATATGTTCTTTCTGGCGCAACCGCTGTTGGCGGTATCGGAACCAGCCAGCTAAACAAAACTCATATTGTGCGCGCAGTTGATGCCGATAATGACCAGATCACAATCAAGGCTTCAAGCAATGCGACAAGCACGGCAACTGGCGGCGGCGCTTCAGTTGTCCGTTCAAGCGGACTTATCACGATTAATGACACTGCACACGGCCAAATAGATGGTTCTCGCGTTAAGATTACCGCTGCTGGAAATACTGGCGGCATTTTGGCCGCTGAAATCAATCTGGAATTTCAAATCAGAAATGTTCAGACAGACAGCTTTGACGTGATGACGGCCGGCACAGCCACAAGCAGCGTTTCTGGCGGCGGTGGTGCTTCAACTGAATATCAACAGCAGATTGCGGCTGGCATTTGTGATGAAACAAATGGTCAAGGTTACGGTATGGGGCTCTACGGCGTTGGCCTGTACGGAACGGCGCTTGTTTCCGCAAACGGCAGACGTTATCCGCGAATCTGGTTCTGTGACGTTTTTGGGGACAATATCCTGACGACGCCAGGCAACCAAGGCGGAATTTACACATGGGATGGTGCCTTGATTGGCGCACCAGTGCTTGTTTCCAATGCACCGACTGACGTTAATTATGCGTTTGTTTCCAATAATATTCTTGTCACATTTGGTTCTGGACAGCGCAACCGTGTAAAGGCCAGTGACCAAGGCGATATTACAAACTGGACAAGCAGCAGCACGAATCAGGTTTTCACAGATGACATTGAAGGGGCCGGCCTGCTGCGTTCACACGTATCATTGAACGGAACCAACCTTATATTTACCAACAATCAGTGCTACACCTTCCGCTATATCGGATTGCCGCTGATTTGGGAAATTAAGTTTAAGGATAACATAGGAATCATTGCACCAATGGCACGCGTTGTTGTCAAAGGCGTTGCGTATTGGATGGGTGAAAACAATTTTTATGAATGGCGCGGCGGAAACGTTGAAGTCATGAAGTCAAACACTGGCAATGAAAGCACACTTCTTAACTATGTTTTCCAAAACATAAACCGTGGACAGCTTTCCAAATGCTTTGCATGGTACAACAAACGCTATGATGAAATCTGGTTTCATTATCCGTCTGAAGGCAGTAATGAAATTGACCGTGTCGCACGTTATCATGTAACGGAAAAGCACTGGACTCCTGACACATTTGACCGTCTGGCGGCTGAATATCCAAACCCGAACGCGCAGTTCCCGCGCCTTATTGACAGCAATAATAATTTTTATCGACATGAAGTTGGAAATGATGATGATGAAAGCGCAATGCCGTGGTCTTTGACAACCAATTTACGTGACTTTGGCACTGATAACGTGCTGAATCCTGAAATTGTGCCTGACAGCATACAAACTGGCAATATAACGCTTGTGGCAGAAAGCTTTTCTTATCCGCAATCACCAACAGCAAAAAACACACGGACAATCACAATTGAGCCGACAACGCCAGTTTCGGCGCTTGGTGTTGATGGACGATTTGTTCAATACACGCTTTCTGGTGAAGCTTTAGGGCAAAACTGGATTATGGGTAAATGGAAGGAATCAATACAAGACAGTTCAAGGTCACAATGACAACACAGCCATATCCATTTATTGAAAATGATAGCAACGCCATTCTTGGTGAGTTTTGCCGCGAATCTGCACGTTTGCGGGAACAGGATATTGCAGATTTTTCAAACCTTTCAAATGTGTTTATGAAAGGAAGAAAAGTTGGAAAAATACCAACGGGAAGTTCTGACGTTTCAGCAGGCGACCGTATAGGAGATTTTAACTATGACGCAAGCTATCTTTACATTTGCGTTGACAATTCAGGGGCTGCTTGGCGGCGCATAACATTAGGGAGTTGGTGACATGGGGTTTTTCGAAAGCGTAGGAACTTTTTTGCATGGTGATGACCAGCCAGCACAATCCCGTTCACAATCTGGATTTGCATTGCTTCCTGAAGAAGTTCAGAGCGCATACACAGGATATGCAAAAGACCTGACAAGAATGTTCAAAGGCGGTGCTGCGGATGATATGCTTACACCGCTTCCGCAAACGGAATACGAAACAACAGCCTTAAATGCAATTGGTAAAGGCTTCACGCCAACTGCTGAAACATTGCAGTCTGACATTTCAATGCAGATGAACCCATTTGATAATTATGTTATCAATGACATCAACCGTGAAGCGGCTGGTGGTTATTCAATTTTTAAAACAGCATTGGATGAAGCAGGACAGTTTGGTTCCAACCGCCAGATTCTTGGTGCAAATGATATTGAGAACACACGCCTGAATATGATTGGTAAGTTTAAACAAGACCAATACAACAAAGCCCTTGATAACAGCCTGAACCAGTTGACACAGCAGCGTGCGGCGGATGCTGGCTTGCAGATGGGTGCTGGTGAGTTCTTGCGCGGTCTGGACACTGGTACACGTCAAGCACCTGTGAATGCAATAACGCGCTTTGGAAAGCTTCTTAGTGTTCTTCCAACATCTGGTGGTTCAGAAAGTAATAGGTCTGGTCCTGTTGATGAATATGGTGCAATGGACTTTGCTGGTGATGTTGGCAAAGTTGCTGCAATCTTTTCAGATGAACGTCTTAAAAACATTTACCGCAAGGTTGGTGAAGAAAACGGTCATAACCTTTATGAGTTTAGCTATATTGCTGACCCTGGCCGCCGCTATATTGGTGTTATTGCACAGGAAGTTAAAGAAAAGAATCCAGAGGCTGTGTATGTGAAAGACGGCTTCCTTGCTGTTGATTACGCACGCATTGGTGTTGAAATGAAGGAGTTAGCATAATGGCATTCAGTGACCTATTTTCTGGCGGAACAATGAGCATGAAGCCTTATGATGAATTGAATGCAGGCGGAAAGATTGGTCTTGCACTTCAATCATTGAAGGATCCAATGGCGGTTCAGAATTACAGGGCTATGGCTTTGGCTGAACAGGAACGCCGTGACAAAGAAGCAAAGATGGAAGCGCTGAAGCAGCTTTCACAGGACATGATGGGCGAAACAGACGGCGTTCCGAATGAAGCTGGCGTTATGGGGCCGGTGCAGCTTAAAGACCCTATTTCACAAAAAGAAGCGCTTATTAAATACGCTGGCATTACAGGCGATTATTCAGGGTTGTTTGGAATCGGCGCACGTCCGCCAGCGGCATTGCAAGTTGCTGATGAACTGGCAGCAGCGCGCGCATCTGGCGACAAAAACAGAATCAATGACATTCTGTTAGCTGGAAAGCTGACAGACAAAGGCGTTATATACAATTCAGAAACAGGAATGTATGAAGACGCTGCTGGATATGGCGGCGCTCTTGGCTCTCTTGGCCGTCAAGAAAACTATGGCGGCGAATCTGGAACGCTTCAGGCGCAGCGGGATTACAAGCCGCAAGTTATGCAGGCCGAATATTTGCAGGAAGGCTTCCAGAAGCTTCCTGCCTTGCAACGGGCGCTTCAATCAAAAGAACTGTCTGAAAGCTTTATCCAGCCCAAAATTGATAGCGTCTTGGCGCGCGCCAATGAATTTAATACCGGATTTGGCGGCGCTATTGGCAGCTTGGTTCCTGGCTCACCTGCGTATGATCTCAAAGTGGATATTGATACGCTTCTGGCCAATGCTGGATTTGATAAGCTGCAACAGATGCGGGATAACTCACCGACTGGCGGCGCCTTGGGGCAGGTTTCGGAACGTGAATTGGCGCTTTTGCAAGCCGCGCAGCAAGCTATTTACCAGTCGCAAACCAAAGAACAGCTACAGAAGAATCTTAAAGCGTTTCAGGAACAGCGCCTTAAATCGTTGCAGGCCGTCCGTGAAGCGTACATTCAGGACTATGAAAGGTTTGGTGGGAAAAGGGATCCAAACCTTCCTACACCAGAACAAACATTTGGAAAGTATCAGAAACAGCCTTCAAAATTTGATGGGGTTTCAGATGAACAGTTACTAAAAATAATCAATGGTCAGGCTGATAAGTTAAATTTGTCTGAATTGGAAAAACAGCACGGCTTGCCGGCCGGACTGCTTAATGCTGTTCTTATGGCAGAAAGCGCAGGTGATGCAAGCGCCGTTTCTCCAAAAGGCGCACAAGGGCTTTTCCAATTCATGCCAGAAACAGCTCAGTCATATGGCATAGATCCTTTTGACCCTGCACAGTCTGCCAGCGGCGCGGCTCGTATGTATGCAGACCTGTCTAAACAATACGGCGGCAATCTGGACAAGATGCTTGCCGCCTATAATTGGGGTTCAGGAAACATGGAAAAATATGGCCTTGATAATATGCCAGATGAAACGCGCGGGTATATTCAGAAAGTCAGTTCCTTAATGCAGGACGTTGCACCGCAATTTTCCAAAGAAGAAGCGCTTGAGGAAGCAAAAAGACGAGGATTGACGGTTAATGGAAAAGGTGGAGTAAACGAATTTTCCCGCGAAGAAGCCATTGCTGAAGCCAAGCGCCGCGGTCTTTTGACTGGCGATAACAACCACCCGCAACAGCAAAATTCTGTTCAAACCGTTAAACAAGAACAGCCTGGATTCTTGGCCAGAATGGGAAGGGATATTAATAAAAGAATAAGACAGGGCGCGGAAACTTTGCAGCGCGATCAGGGCATTGCGGAAGATGTTTTTCAATTAGCAGGTCAAGGCGTTCTTGGCTTCGCTGGTGATACGGTAGGAAACGTTTTGCTGTCTGGTATTAATTATACGCCGCAACCAGTGAAGGATGCTGCTGGTTCTGCCTTGGCAACCATAGGAAAACTTCCTTCATTTGGTGGCGGCACCATTGGCGAAAAAATACCAGGTGAACTGCAAATGCTTAGCCAAAAATATGATAAATTTGCAGAAGAAAACCCGCGCGCAGCGGCAAACATAGAATCTGGCGTTAATATAGGTTCAATGCTTTTTGCCCCGACAAAAGCAGTTGGTACGGGCGATAAAATCTTGGACGTTGGAAAGAAAATTGAAAAGATTGGAAGTCCTGCTGTAAGAACCGCTGACGATTTGGCCGAAATGTCCAGAAAGGCATACAAGACCGCTGAACAGGCAGGCGGCAACGTTTCTGCTGCTGCAACTGATGACATTATCAATGACGTTCTGAACCGCATAGACCTTAAAACTTCTGAAGCCAAAACAATATTCCCGAATCAGGCCAAGGAAATTGAAGACACTCTATTCAATCTTATTGATATGAGTGGAAAGCCTATGACCTTTCAAGGAATTGAGGAAATAGACAAAATCCTTACCTTGAAAAAGAAAAACCACTTCAATCCTGCCACAGGCGGACTTGATGAAATAGGTGCTGCATATGATGAAATTCAGGACGCTTTGCGCGAAGGCGTTGTAACGGCAATTGAGCAAGGAAAAATCAGCGGTGGGCCGGAAGCCTTTAGGGCGGCAAAAGAAGCCAAAAACCTTTGGTCACGCAGGATTAAGCTTCAGAACATAGAAGATATTATTCAGCGCGCAGAACGCATGGATAATCCCGCAAAATCTTTTCAAGTCCAAGTCGGACAGCTTTTGGAAAACAAAAAGAAAATACGGTCATACAGCAAAGCTGAACGGGAGCTTCTGGAAAAGATTGTTAAGCTTGGGCCGAGTGATGAAATTTTAAGGTCTTTGGGCAGCAGGCTTGGCGGTATCATATCCCTTGGCACTGGCAATCCGCTGACTGGCGGAGCATTAACGGTTGGAGCAAAAACAGCAAGGGAAATTGGCAACGCCAGACAACTTAAAAAGCTTAATGAAGCTGGCCAAACTATTGCTTATGGCGGACCACCGCCAAAACCTTCAGCTTTGGCGAAAATAGCTAAGCCAGTTGGACAATCTGTAAGATTGACAGGCGAAACGGCAAAGGCGCTGGATTCGCCTGCTCTCCAAAAGCTTATGCAGATCGAACTATATAATCAGTATTTTGGAGAAGAAAAATAGGTTACAATACAACAAGAAAGGGTTAACAAATGTCCAAACATACAGCCACTATTGATGCCAATGAAAGCGTTGAAATCTGTTCCGTGTCACGCGGTACGGATATGGACGCTTATGAGGTTACCGTTTTTGCCACAGGCGCCTTTGGAAGCGGAACGGTTACGATTCAGGCCAGTCCTGACGGCGGAACAACCAAGGTAACGCTGAAGGACGTTGGCGGAACAACCGTTTCAATTACACAAGACGATGTTTATAACATTCGCCTTGGTTACGCAGGAAAGCTTGGGGAAGAAATCAAGCTTTATGCCACAATGCAGGGTGCAACCGATCCTGACGTGGCTATTACAGCATTTGATAACAGGTAGAAATGAGCAAGCTAAAACGCCCTATCCGTGATCCGTTATATGACGAAATTTATCGTCCGATAAATGACGATTCAAACCCATTGCCAGACAATCAGTATTTCACGGATGATAACACGCATAATGCTTATTATACCGATGACAACAAAAACAATCATTATGTAGCGGTGGATCCATAAATGGTTGACAGAACCCTTCCAACATTAACTGAAACGTCCGCTCCTGCGGATACAAGCCTTTTTCTTATCCGCCGCAACGGGCAGACAGAAGATGAAAAGGTTACAGGGCTTAATCTGAAGGCCTATATGAGTGATGCGCCAACAATTTCAGGCGGCACAATCAATAACGCCGTTATTGGCGGTTCAACGCCAGCAGCAGGAACATTTACAACACTGGTTGCCAACAGCATAGACACTGGACAAGGCGCGGCTGAATGTTACGCAATGGATCAGGCAGTTCAGACAACAGATGCTGTCCAGTTTAGCAGCCTGACATTGACCACTGATTTGGCTGTTGCGCATGGCGGAACGGGTTCTTCAACAGCTTCAGGCGCGCGCACAAACCTTGGGTTAACAATTGGCTCTGACGTTCAGGCATATGACGCTGGACTGGCTTCTATTGCTGGACTGACAACAGCGGCAAACAAGGGAATTTACACCACTGCATTGGACACATACGCAGTTTATGACCTGTCTGCTGGTGGACGTGCACTTTCCAATGTAGCAGGAACAGCCAACACATTCCCTTATTTCAGTGCGCTAAACACAGTTACGCTTGGAAGTATCACAGCCGCTGGCCTTGCACTTCTTGATGACGCAGACGCAGCAGCACAGCGCACAACGCTTGGTCTGGTTATAGGCACAAACGTTCAAGCTTATGACGCAGGGCTTCAGTCAATTGCAGGATTGACAACTGCTGCTGACCGCATGATTTACACAACAGCGTCTGACACATATGCAGTAGCAACGCTAACCAGCTTTGCAAGAACGCTTCTTGATGACGGCAATGCTTCAACGGCGCGCACAACGCTTGGTCTTGGCACTATCGCAACGCAGGCGGCAAACAATGTTTCAATAACAGGCGGTTCTATCACTGGGATCGCAGATCTGGCAGTTGCAGACGGCGGCACTGGTGCTTCAACTGCTGGCGGCGCGCGCACCAACCTTGGCCTTGGAAGTATTGCAACACAAGACGCGAACAATGTCACGATTTCAGGCGGGGCGATTACAGGCATTTCCGATATTGCGATCGCCGACGGCGGCACAGGAGCAAGCACTGCTGCTGCTGCCAGAACCAATCTTGGTCTTGAAATTGGTGTTAATGTTCAGGCATATGACGCAGATGCTTTGGTTGATTATTTTGAAAGCTCGGAGATAACAGTAAGCGCAGGGAGCAAAACGTATTCAGCATCACACGGTCTTGGCGCAACCCCGCGCTTGATTAAGGCGATTCTTGTCTGTAAAACAGCAGACCTAAACTATGCCGTTGGCGATGAAGTTGATTTGTCTGGGTGTAATAACGACAGTGGTAATACAGCTTCTGCTTACTATAGCAACTCCACAAACGTTGTTTACTCGCAGGCAAGCAATATACAGCTAACAGATGGTGCTGGCGGCGGCGGGATTAGCACAATTGATTACAGTGATTGGAAACTAGTGTTTAGGGCTTGGCTATGACCACAAAGTATTATTATAAAAACGGAAAATTTGTCGGTTCACATACGGGTGATCAGGGTAAAAAGCCGCATTTTTTTGAAGGCTGTACTGCTAAGAACAGTCCGCCAAAAAACAGTGTTGGTTCCTATGCCGACAAACGTCGTAAAGCGTACCAGCAACATGAAGGCCTTCCAGATAATGTTTGGGACAATATCGACGAAATATGGA